GTTACTGATGCGACCAAATCGCTCAGATCCACTCCGCCGACGGAGATAAATGCGTTAGTGAGAACTATGCGAGCCATTATTTTGTCGCTCCTTCTTCTGTTTCTGTTTTGATGGATGGGATTTGTGGTGCTGTGTTACTTGCTTTGATGTGGTTTCCAGCGATCAGGGTTTCTGCGCTGACTCCTGCATCTTGCAATTCTTTTGCGGTGATTATGTCGCCTGTGGTCTTGCCGCAGACTTCTCGGTTTGAGATTACTGTGTATGTCATGTGGTTCTCCTTATCCCCAGATTGTTAGGCGGTATCGGTACGAGAGGAATGTGTTGGATTGCGAGTCGTATGTTCCGGACTCTGCGCTGGTTACTCGCAATGTCTGGCATGTTCCGCCTAGCGTTCTATCTCCCTCTATTGCTGCTTTGATGGATGTTGCTCCTGTTCCTGCAAGGTATCCATCGAGCTTGTCCTGGCCTGCTCGCTCTGAGAAGCGCTGGACGATCACATAAATATCAACGTTTGCTTGGTCTAATCCCCGGGCGTTATCAATATCGAATGTGAAGTCGAGCTGGCCCACGATCGCGCATGGTGGTGTTACTGGTTCTGGGATCACATCGTATGCGCGAAGGCCCGAGATGGTTTGAAGTCTTGTCTTGAGTGCATCTCGCACCTGGCTTGGTTGCATCGGCATTATTTAGCCAGCCCATTGTTCTTGCGGAATGGTCGAAGCAAGGCTTCAACGTCTGCGTCAAGTTTGGCTGTGAGGCGCACTGTGCCTAAGTCCGGGCTTCCTGCGATTCCGAATGGCGACTGGCGGCGTGTGAATAATCGAGCTGCTTGGATCAAGGTTGCCATGTTGATCTCTGCTGGTGTTGCTGTCCATCCCCAGACGCCGGTGATTCGGCATGCTTGTGGCAAATAATAAGGCCAAACGTATCGGCCGATTGCAAGGATGCGGTTTACTGGCCATCCGCGCTGTGGGTTGTTCACTGGTTCGAGCATATAGTCGCTGGTCGACCAGACGGTATCCCATGTCTGGTTGAAGTTGTCGTCTGTGGCTACTTCGGTAATGGAAACGTTATCGTCCATGTTCATCGTCCAGGGATCTAGCGGCGTGTAATAACGGGCGACTGGTGATTGGGTGGTTCCGTTGCGGTAAAAGAAGCGCCCGGTGTAGTCATCGATCATGCGGCTGGTTGCTGTGATCGCTGCTTCGAGTGGGGTATCGTCCACGCTGTCTGTGATCGCAAGCGAGGCCTTCAATTCGGCCAGGGTGCAATAGGCATTAGTTAGGGCCACGCTTCGTCCTTCTTTCCGGTTTCGGCAGCATTGCGCGTTCTAGTTTGGGATCGGCGGTTGCTGTTTCCTTTGCCGGCTTGCGCCGGGTCTTCTTAATCTTTCCAAATATCATGATGTATCTCTTCCATCCAGAAGCTCTTCTGATGGGGCAATATGGCGGCGGTGTTGACGTGGATCGTAAATCCGAGCGCCTTTACCCTTCGGCAGAATAATAAATCTTCGCCAATCCATTCTCCATTTACTGGCCCATCCCAGAACCAGCACCAGTCTTTGCCCTGGTTCGGATCTGCGACTTCGCGCATCTTCTCCAGAACGCTTCGGTGAACGAGCAGGCATCCTGTTCCTGCTGCGTCTATCTCGAAGACTGCGTTCTTGTCGTATTTGTAAAGTGGAAGGAAGCCGTTATCTGAATCCTGAAATATTGCCGGGACTGGCTTTGGGTAAGGCTTGCCTGGCACTCCAAATCCTGCAAAGACAAGGCCTGCGACGATTGGGCGGTCTTTGTCATGGGCTGTGTCGATCAAGGCGTCAAATGCTGGAACAACGAGCTGCTCGTCTGAATCCAACATAAGAAGCCAGTCGCTGGTCGTGTTATCCAGAAATTGCTTCACCACTCGGTTGCGTTGCTTTGATAAAAGTCCGGAACCCTTAATTCTTACAAATGGCCCGAGTCTGCTGCTCCTTGCTTGCGCAAGTTGGATCAACCTGTATGCGAATGATCCGTTTACGGATCCTGGATCGCACGAACCGATTGTTACTTTGTGTGCTGTCTTCATGTGTTCCCCCTGTTTAGAAGTGCAGGGCGAGTGACTCGGGGGGTGGGCCACTCGCCCTGCACAATTTAGTGCTTGCCTTCGTTTAGAAGGATGGTGCTGCTAGTCCTGTGCCTGCAATGATCGAGGCTGCAAGTGGGTAGCGCTCTGCTGTGAATGCGGCGTAACCGTAAACGACAGACTTGATTGTTAGGTTGCCAGCGCCTGTCGCATCAAAGCGAAGAGCGAAAGGTGATCCTGGTTGTTCCCAAAGATGAGCTTCGCTTGCTGTTACGCAATAGATTTCATCCTGGTTTGTTGTTGTTCCGTATGTTGTTCCGATGTTTGCATCAGTAACAATTGGAAGTCCGAGCATCTGGTATCCGGAGTTTCCGTATGCTGGTGCTCCGCCGACGCCTACTGCGTTCATCGCGCCATTCGCTGCTGGTACAACAAGTGGACGGTTTGTGCTGTCTACTGCTGCAAGCAAGAAGGCTAGACGACGTGGGTGAACTACCCAGTGTGTAGGTGAAACGAATGCGTTTGTCTGGATCTGCTGAATTGCATCAGCAAGCTTTGGATAAAGTAATCCGACTGTTGGCGCTGTTGATGTGAATGTTACGGCGTTGCCACCTGAGTTACGTAGGCCCTTGATTGTGCCGGCTGTGCCTGCGCCATTGAGGATCTGTGAGTCGAGTGTGGTGTGCCATGACTTGATCAAGTCAGCGATTACGAATGTGTCGATGCCTGTTCCGCGCTCTAGTGCCTGGCGAGAAATATCTTGCTGGCCTGCGATTGTACGAACATTGATCGTGAGCAGTGTGTCATCCACATCTGTTTCTGATACTGCATCGTTCTGTGTTACCTGTACGGCTGTTGATGATCCTGTTGTCATGCGGCTGATGTTGAGTGTCATGCCTGATGGTGGAAGTGTCATCTTGTTTGTTGCTGCATCTGCGAATGGGCGGCCTGCGCGTGCGTATGGAGCTGCAAGGTCGACGAGGTATTGTGGAATTACAAGACCTTCGAACTGTGCTGTTCCAACATCGCGGCGCTCGATTGACTCTTCACGCATGTGGCGTGCGAGGCGCTCGTTTGCTGCGTAGTCATTTGCGAATTGCGCATTGAATGCGTCCTTCACGAATGATACATCTGAGTTTGCTGAGTATGTGCGCTCTTCGCGTGTGACTGTTGCGCTGCCTGTGGTGCGTGGCATTACGACGTCTGATACTGCTGAGCGGATTTCAGATGCCTTTGCATCTGCATCTGCCTGTGCTTTCATCTTTTCGATTTTTGTATCGAGTGAGCGTGATTCTTCTACGAGTGTATCCACCTTTGTGGTTTCCTCTGCTGTTAGGTCAGTGCGGTTCTCTTCTGCTACTGCTTCGAGAACTGCGTCCATCTCTGACTTAACTGCATCACGACGCTCGATCAACTTATCAAGGAAAGACTTTGACATATGTTGATCTCCTTCTGATTAGGGTTTGGATCAAAGTGGTGTCACTTAATCTCGCGGCGCATGTTGGGTGCGAGAGGCGCTCCGGCTTTGTATCTGCTGATTGCAGCAGAATTCTACTTTGTATTGTTGATGATTGCTTTCGCAAGGCGAAGAGAAATAGATCGAGGCGCTGTATCTTCAATCATTGGTTCTTCTACTGGCATCTCTTCTACTTGCATCTCTTCTTCTGGCGCTTCTGCTGGCGCTTCTTGCGCATTCATTAATGCTGCCATCATCTCGACTGCACGCATAACATAATCGTGTCCTTCTGATAAGTCGCTGAAGATGGTATTTAGAACCAGAAGGGATTCGCCTGAAATTTCGCGGCCTTCTTTGACGGCCTGAATTGCATTTTGCAAGTGTTCTCTGGCTTCAACTGTGGTGGTTGGATATGCCGGGTAAGTAACGACTGAAACGTCGCCGTCTGCCAGCGATAATTCTGTTAGGGTGCGCTCGGTTCTTCCTTCGTTCCATTTCTGGCGGATCACTCGGAATGCAAAGCTCATCTGATCAACGTCGCCGCGCTCAACCAATGTGTAAAGGTCGCGAGCTGCCTGGGTGTCTGGAAGGTCTGCGTCCATGTAGAGGCCTGTTTCGTCTTCTTTAAGGCGAAGGGTTCCGTTCTTCGTGCGTGCCAAAGGTAGGCCTTCGTGGTTGATCAAAAGGCGCACATCTGGTGTTTCGGTTAGCGTCTTGCGAAATGCGCCGGGTGCGATTCTTTCAATGAATGGAAGCGGCACGCTGTCGTCGTTGAATACGGCTGCGTATCCGGAGAGGCGCATGGTTCCGTCTTCTGCCTGGCGTGCTTCTACGTTCTTGATCGTGAAGGTGCGGCGTTCGATTTTCTTTGTCATTTTGCTCCTTGAGTCTTCTTCTGCGTCGAGTGCGTCTATTTTTCTCTGCGCCCAGTTTTGTGCTCGGTCGCTGAAGTTGGAATCTCCGCCCCATAAGAGCCAGGCGACTAATCCTGCGCCTGGGTAT